TTCCGTCATTGTAGCTTGTTGAGTTTCCCTTTTTTAGTCCCTCAAAATCGCCCTCCTTGATAAGTTCAATCAATGACGGCTCCATTTTGTTTTTCGGTGTGTAAAATTCATAATAGAATAACACATACAGGTAATCTGCATCAACTGGAACATCAACAAAAATATCCTCACCTGCTTTCGCTTTTACCTCACTTTTATAGTTCTTTGCAAATGTCGGAGCTGTTTTTGTCTGTTGTAAGTTTTCGTCGTCAACAAGGAATGTATATTCAAAGCCTTCTGTTGGGTTTGCAACCAAATGCACCTTTTCATAACCTTTAACTGGCACTAACAGATGCTTATACGTATTTTGTCCCCATTTTCCTAACACAATCTTGTGTGTTCTAACTGTCGCACCACTATCCTTTGAAACGATTGTTTTCTTACCGTATAATTTTTCCTGTAACGAAACTGCTGTTCCAGCTGCTTGTGCACTCTCTGTTGCCAACTTCAATGCCTTATCAAGGCTTTCTTTGTTGGCTGCTACCTGCTTCAATATTCCACTCTTAGCATTCTTGATGAGTGTTAATGACTGCAAGTAGCTACGTCCAAAAATCGTACCACCCTCGACATAAAGAAACTTTGCATCTGTCGGTATCTTAAGCGTAACCTCTGTGTTTGCAGAGATAGAAGTTAGCTTGTTTTCTCCTGCAAAAAGAACATCCTCTCCGTTTCTTTTATTTTCAATAGACTTCAAGAACGCAATCTTTACCACATTCTCTGAATGTCCTAACAACTTAATGCTATTATAGCCTTCGACACTTATAATGAAATGAACATACGTACCACCAATATTCGTCCATTTGAGAGGAAATATTTGTCCTCTTTGCTCTTTTCCCTGTGTAAACTCATAGGGTGTAACAACCTCTTCTTTTCCAACAATAGACTCCTCTAACTTAGAAACAGCCTTAACAGCATCGGTGTTTTCTCGCACTTTGTCATCAAGCCCTTTAATGGCATCTGATACCGCTTTTTGTGACATCACAGATGTTGCACTATCGCCTGTTTCCTGAGCAATAGGCAGAGCTGCTACCGCTTGCTCAATAGCTTGCTTACTCGCATTCAACTTCTCTTTGACTGCATCGACAGCCTTCTCCATCTCGTTTATCTGGTCGATACCCTCGATAGCATCTGCGACACCCTCGAATGCACTACCGACACGCTCGGCAGTGTTACCACCGATAGCAGTCTCATTTTTTATCACTCTCGCCAGCTGGCGTAATTCTTCAACCTTAGACATTTAATTTAATCTCCTATAGCATGTAACCTTATTCTTGTACCCCTTACAGGGTTAATATCTTCTTTCTCTGTTGCCTTGATATAGGCTAAACAACTGCTTAAGTATGTTTCTGCCGCGTTCATAGCATCATCATATAAGCGTACTCTGTTCTTATCATTCTCTCTGCTTGCGTAACTGTCGTTATGCTGCATTAAACCTGTACGTGTTAACATACCCCCATCTACCATCACCATGTGAGCGTAGACGAAATATGCTACGGTAGTCTGTAAGCCTACACATCGTTTCAATTTACCGCACTTATCGTTGTATTCTCCGCCTTCAATCAGAATTTTATTCCTACTATCCTCTGGGTCGTCAAGCAGTTTCTTAAATCTCTCCAAACCGATAGCAGGTATAATCTTTATCTCTTCACACTCTCTGACGAATGTCATTACATCGCCCTCGTCAATATGCTTAGATGTCGGTCTTGCTAATTCCTTGAATCGCTCGACCGAAAGAATGTGTTTACTCTCCATTACTCTTGTTATTGCTCTCCGCTGCTACATACTTCAGCGGACGAATTGAGAAGTTCTGCGGCATAGTCTTATCGAACCAATGAGCGAATACGCTATTAAAAACACGCTCGATAAAGCGTTGCTCGTTCGTAACCTCGCCAGCGTAATATCCATAAGCGTCTTGCATCACATTACCAGAGAAACCGAGCTTGCCGATACGGATAGAGTAGAATAACTCTTGATGGAATTGTGCGTAAATGCGCTCTACGACACTCTCATCTGTCGTTGCAAACTCTTTATCGAAGTTCCTTGTCGGGAAAGGAACAACCTCTGGTTTATCCTCGTCATTCTCTAACTCTATATAGAGTATCTTAGACCCTCGAGTGTCACCCTGAAATGCTGTCAAGTCCTCATCGCTAATCATCTGGCGTTCCTCTGTATTGCCGTTTTCGTCAATATGTGCTCCCTTCTTAGCGACAAGCATACAAGCTACAAGAAAGTTGTTACGAACGTTTCGGTACTTGATGTTGCCTAAGCCCTCATCGGTACTTATATCTGTAATAGCAGCATCATATATTGGTGTTGGGTATTGGTACTTTCCATCCACTGACACCCATAGCACCTGACCGTTATAGCAGTCAATACCTCCGCAGTCCTCAATCTCTTTCATTACGACAATAGGATCGGGATTGAATACATTGAACTTCTTGATATGCTTATCATCAAGATACTCTGTCTTCCCGTTCTTCGTTCTCTTTCCCTTCCAATCGACGTGCTGCAAGATATGCGATACCACACCAGCATCGTCCGTCTCCTCTAATCTGCACTGCTCAAATGGCATGAAATTAACCTCTGCCACCTGACCAAGAACATTATAGTTAATATGAAGAGCGAAGCCTCCGAAGCGTGCAACATCATCAGACACTTGACGAAGCATATCGTCCATCGTGTCACCATATCTGTTCACCTTCCACGCAGACAGATTTTCATCATTGAAACCAAAACCCTCAATGAACTTCTTATATCTGTCAAGACATAGCTGTGCTGTTCCTGATGCGCTTGTAATAGCCATCAAGTTCTGTGGATAGAGATTATCGTCTCCATAGCTCTGTAGGTGAAAGTTCTGTTTGTACTTAACCTCTACACGTGTGTCTGGCTTTTTTGCCGTTTTTACGTTCATCTTCGCCCTTCCTATTGATTACTTACCTTTCTTCTTGGTGTTGTCGCCCTCAGAAGGTAACTGCTGGAATAACTCTACCTGCTCAGGGTACTGCTCTAAATATGCAGATGCAACCTCGTCGGTGAGATTGTCATTGCTATATACTTGACCATCATTGAAGTTAGGGCAGCAAATGATAGCACCAGCCTTCAATCTATAATTACACTTTTCAGCCATCTTTCCGTTCTTCTTAAGATAAACATAAACCTCTATTAGTGCATCGTGATAACACTGCTGACACGATGTCTGTACAAAGCTCTTACCAAGTACCTCGTAATAGAGTTCTTCGATACTCTCTTTATCAGAGTTGCTGAAGGGACTATCATAACGCCCCTTCAGTTCCTCAATCTTAGTATATGCTTCTTCTACTGTCATGCGTGAGTTTCAGTAAGCAATGCCTTGTACTGTGTTTCAGTAGTTTTGGCATCCGTGTTAAAGTAGAATAGCGCAGATTTTGGCGCATTCTCCTCCTTGAGAGTGACAAGCCAACCGCCATCTGTGTCGTCGCTATACTTCTCGTTCACGATCTCCGTAGAGTGCAAGCCCTGATAGTAGCCGTACACCTGATACTCCGCCTTGCCATTCTCGCCCTTGTGAGCATTACGCAACACAAGAACGAATGTACCATTAGCAAGTCCATCAATGATGTTTTGTGCCACCTCTGGACTGTTGTCAAGCACCGCAATAGGGATTTCGTTGTTGAAAGTATTACGATACTTACCCGTTGCGAGGGACGTCTTCAAGCCTGTATAAGGTGTTGCTCCCATCTGAACGACAGAATAACCCTTCTTGCCAGTCTTCAAGATAAGCTGCTTGATGATGTTTTTGCTGTCCGTGTCGAATACTGACTGTGAAAAGTCAATATCATTACGATTGATGATAACACCATCAGCCTCCATTCCCTTTACTAAGGGGTTCTCACAGTTCGCCTCAATACTCTTGGCGATAATTGATTCACAAATTCCTGCCATAATTCTGTCCTCCTATTAGTAAGCAGCGTGGACCATATCGTCCTCAACGATGTTTGTACCGATACGACCAGCAGCATAAATGAAGTTACTACGCTCCTTCTTGTCGAAGAAGATATCAAGGTTACTCAGCAGACCATCTGCATCAGTAGCGACACGTAACTGATTGATGTTAGCATATACCGCACGGTATGGCTTGTTCCACTTGGTGCCTGTGTTCTCGTAAGCGTTGATGACGCTGTCCCAAACGTTCACACGTGCTACCTTCACACCGTCATACTCTGCAATGTCGAGACCGTCGAAAATAGTATTCCAAGGCATAATCTGCTTGTAGGTTCTCTTCACGTCATACGCAAGAGCATCAGCAAGACCACGTGAAAGCATGATAACAGCTTCGCTATCTCCAGTGATACGAGCATCAGCATTCATACGCATAGCGTCGATGATACCTGTCGCAACACCTTCCTTGAGGATAGCTGCCTTCTGGTCCTTGTAGGTAGTCTTAGTGTTTGCCTCGATAGTAGTCAACTGGTCGCTATGAGCTGCACCGATTGCAAAGATTTTCTTCCACAAACCATCGGTAACGTTGAATAGCTCCGCATCTGTTCCTGTTGTCAGAACACCACCGCCAGCGATATCCTTTGCGTCCTTGTCGCCAAACCATCCATAACGCCAGATAAGACGCTTCAACATACGCTCAAGACGTGGGCGAAGAATCTCGTTCATAATCTCCGTACTTGTCAAGTCCTGAATGTCAGTGCCACCCTTGAGATAATACTCTCCAACAGTACCCTTGAAGTCCTCGTAACATACCTTGATAGGTGTACTCCAGTCTCCGAGTTCCCAACGCTTCTGAGAGTTCTTGATACCAATCTCCTTGTAGGTAGGATTACAGCCCGCACCCTTAACACCGACATCGTTAATCTCACCGATAAGGGCGAGTGGGTCACCATTATGTACCTTCATAAGCTTGGTGAATCGCTGGAAGTCCTCATCCTGCTCAATGGTCATAGGGATGAGTTCTTTCAAATCTCTTACATCCTCATTGTTGAATGTGATGTTTTCCAAAAACTTTGTCATTTCCTTATAATCTTTTAGTTATACACTCTTTGTCTTACTTCTTCTTGAACGTGCCGTTCCGTCGTGCCTCAATCTCCGCACGCATAGCAGACTTATGTTCATCTGCCTTTGCCTGAGCGTTCTTACCCTCTGGCTTACGCTGCTGTGGCTTGTAGTTAGATATAATCTGACTGAGAGCCTTCTCTCCTCCCGCCATCTTAACAGCATTGAGGATGCGTAACTCGTCGGTAGTCTTAGCCTTTGCCTGAGCATCGTTCTTCTCCTGCTCGAGTTCCTCAATCCTCTTCTTCAAGTCTTCGTTTTCTTTCTCCAACTCCTCGATTCGGTCGGTGTTCTCATCACCGTCTTTACCCTCGCTACCTTGTGCGTCTGTTTTGATGTCGGTAATGACACCATCAGCGACTACGATAGTCTTACCGTCTGGCATCATAAACTCGCCATCAGGAGTTGCCTTGTCTCCCACCTGTGGCTCTCCTTCCTCACGCTCTACAGTGAGCATCTGTCCGTCACTTGTGGATAAGTCCATACCCTTAGCCAACTCGTCAAGGTTCTTAATACCCAACTTCGCCAGCGCACGGTCAATCAGAGAGGCTTTAACCTCCACTTTCTTCTCTTTCTTTGCCATTTGGTTCTTTGATTTATTGTTAAACACAGCACCCTGCTTCTTGGCTGAAACAGGCGCAATTACTTCGCCAATCAAACCGAGACGTATAGCCTCGTTAACACCGATATACTTATCTTCATTCATAAGTGCCTGCATCTCCTCCTTGTCGCACTCGCAACGCTCTACGTATAGGTTGAGCATCTTCTCTTGTATATCTCGCAAGTCCTTAGCCGCCTTGTCTAAGTCATCGGCTGTAACAATATCCGAAAGTCCCCAACTTGATATCCATGGATTATGTACGCATATCTCTGCACTTGCATAAGCCTTGCGGCGTTCCTTCGGTGCTGCCATTAAGATAACCGTTGCCATTGATGCGGCGTTACCCTCTACTGTGCAAGTTATCTCTTTGCCAGTGGCACGTAAGCGGTCGTAAATAGCCCAACCTTCTGTGCAAGAGCCACCATTACAATGTAAGCGTACATCGATTTTATTATCGTCCTCTGGTATCTGCTCGCAGAACTCATCCACGTCCTTATAACAGATGCCTTCTGCCTCACCGAAAAACTTACTATTATTCTTTTCGTTCTCGGTTTGTATATCATTGAAAATCTTTAATACTGCCATATTCGTTATTAGTTATGTTACAAAGGTACTTTATAAAGATAAAGAAAACCTTTATAAGGGTTCGTTCTCCACTTTCACAGCGTGAAAGGAATAAAAAAAGAAGGGCGACCACCTTCGCAGGCAGCCACCCTCACACAATCGCATGAAACACAACTTAAACTATTCGCTTCTCCATTCTCTTAACTACTCGGTACACGGTCGTTTCTCCGCATCCGTACTGTTCACTGAGATAGTACACGATGTATCCGACCTTGTGACCTTCTTCTTTTAGTCGTATATAATCGTCATACATCTTCATATACTTAATATCTGACACGTCGATATTATTATCATTCATCACTCGTAGCAGACTTTCTGCTGTTCTCATCAACTCAAATTGCGTCATAGTATTGTCTTTTATTTTATCGTTGCTAATCTTTCTATTACCTCAACTCTATTATTAGTGCTGTTAATCTCTTCTACGCTTACCACTGGGCGCGGCATCATCGCCATACCCCTCGCAACGGCTCTCGCTAAGAACTCCTCGCCAATCTGCTGTGAGTTTCCGCCTTGTCCCATGATAGGCACGCCACCGCCTATCTGATTAAACGCTGATAGGGCAGGGGCAAACATCCTCGTTGCTGGTGCTGTTAGTACGCTCTCGCCATTAGAGAGATGCGCCGGTATGCTGTCGCTCGTATCTGTTCCTGGTCCTACCACGTCGCCACCACGTGCAAACTTGGCAGACTTCACTGTCCTAATCGCTGATGTGATACCCGACAGAATAGTGGCAACAGTCGTTGCAATAGCTGCAAGGTTGGCTGGGAATGGTCCAGCTTTCTGTGCCTGCTTGATACCCTCTGCTATTGCAACACCAGTGCTAACTGCAATTTCACCAAGTGCGATTACTTTAGAAGCTTTAGCTAAACTTTTGCTATGCTCACTAAAAGCAGATGCTAAATCAGATAATCCTCCCATTGCCTGACCGATAGCTTTATATCGTGCTATATCTGCCTGGAAATGCTCTTCTTTATCTTTGTCTTCTTCATCTCTTACTTTTTTATTGGCGTCCAAATAGTCTTTTTCTAATTCTAACTTACGCAGATTAAATGCTTCTATCGTCTCGCCCTCTCTCTGCTGTGCTGATTCAAGTAAAGCCTGCTTTTCGTCTGCTTGCAGCTGTAACACTTCGAGTTCCGAGCCTTGTCCGCTTTCCATTCCGCTAATTTCAGCTTCTAACATCTTAGCCTTATAGCGGTCTTCAATAGCTTTCTTCTGCTCGTCAAGAACTTTGTTGTTATACTCCTTATACGCATCTTCCTCCTCCTTGTAGTACTTAGCATTAACGGCTTTAAGCTGCTTTGCCTTTTCATCTTCTGTGAGTACCATCTTCTGGATAGCGTCAATCTCTAACTGTCGAGCATTCTCGATGTTCTTAACCTTCAAGTCGTACTCCTCCTTAGAGCCTTTCTCGATAGAAGAGAGCATATTCTGGATATACGTCTGCTCTCGCTTGATAGCCTCGTCCTTAACGGTTAAATCAAACTCACTTAACTTCTTCTCCTTGATTTCTTCAAGTGCAAGTATCTGAGAGGTGATAGCCTTCTTAGCGGTTGCTGTTAACCCCTTTTCGGTCGCAAGCCGTACCTTTAAGTCCTCTATCTGTCTATCATATTGAACAACGATAGCTTTTCTTCTCTGCTCGGCGGTCTGTTCTACGAGTTGTGCGAGCAGGTCTTCTGCCTTACGTATCTCGTCCATCTCTTTCTTTGCCATCTGCTCGGCTGTCATACCCTTTGCCTTGCTGCTTTTGGCTTTCTTCTCTTTCTTCTTCTTTCCTCCATCGCCTTTACCTTTCCATTCGCTTGAACCATTGGTGTTCATGTGGTCTGGCTGCTTATCTTCTCCAGAGTACTTCGATAAGTCAATATGTGCAACCTTCTTATTCTTTATCGTACTATTGAAAGCGTCGAGATAGGTGTTAGCTTGTTCTTTTCCGAAAGCCTTAATATCGCCAAACCCCTCTTTGAACGTCTTTACGAAGCTACCGCCAATCGTAGAGAAACCCTCTTTAATCTTATCGAACGAAAGTGTTACGATACCCTCTACTATCTGTGCAAGTCCCTTTAGCTGTCTTCCTGCACTCTTCGCACTATCTATAATGAGATTGAACACTAATTTTATGACGTTCCAAGCACTCTTGAAGTTTACCACGATAGCCTGCACACCAGCACGCACAACCATACTCTCGTTATATAGGTCTATGAAGTAATTAATCACCTCGATAACGCCCTTGAGTAGTTTCGTTATGCCTTGTATTGTCAACGTCTTAACTTGTATCAGCATCTCTCCAAAACCTTTATCCGACATATCAAACATTGCCGCTAAGGTCTTATTCAATTCCTCGTTAGCCTCTCTTTGTTCATCCATGCTCTTTCCGTACTCGCCCGTGGTATCTTTCAGCTTCTCGAGGTCTACATTCATCGTGTCGAGTTGCTCTATCATCTTCAAGCCAGCATTCGCGCCCTGCTTACCGAATACATCCTTGAGCACCTCTCCAACCTCCTTAGAGTTCTGCGGTACTTCCTTTAGTTTGGTGCTAACCATCTTGATAACGTCCATCGTAGACATTGAACCGTTAACCAAGTCCTGCTGTACCTTCTTCGAACTGATACCGATACCCTCAAGTGCTGCCGCTGTCTTGTCTGACATCTCACGTATCTTCTTGCTACCCATCTGTATCAGTGCAAGACCATCGTCAGAGAAGATACCGCTTCGTGTCTGCTGGATAGTAGCAACAAGTTCCTTTCCTCCTATGCTGGCATCGTGGAACGCTGGCGCATACTGCTTAATCTTTGCAATCATATCGCCGTTGAGGTCTGCACCACTCTGGAAGCCCTCATTGATAATCTTTAATGCCTGCCCTGCATCATAGCCGTATTGCGAAGTAAGCACGTCGACAGCCTCCAGCACCTCCTTATAGTCTTTGCCATAGGTGTCTGCTGTGGCTTGTATCTCGTCACGCATAGCCTTGAGGTTATCACCCGTTAGCCCGAGAAACTCCTTTGTTAATCGTGTGCTTTCCTCAATGCCTTTATTGTAGTCGAAGAACCACTTAAACGCTACTCCTGCTCCTGCAATGCCTGCAAGAGAAAGGAATACTGGGTTTGTCATGAAACCCATCAATGTTGACCCAAACGCCTTTGCGCTACCGATAGCACCATCGAAGATACCTGATAAGCCTTTACCGCCCGAGGACATCTGCATGATAGAGTTGGCAAAATTGCTATTTACTCCGAGTGCCGACTTGATAGCCTCCTCGTAATTACCGACATTACGATAGAACCTCTGTGTACCTTCTTCCGCTTCTTTCAGTTCATTAGTAATCTCATTGATATGCTTCTTCAACTCTTGCCCCTTTGCTCCATTGCGCTCTGCCTTTGACATTGCATCATAATCTCTTGTAGCATTGCTTAACTGCGCACGTAGAGACTTTAACGAGCCTTCTTGATCATGCTCTACCTTGATATTATTCTGCACCTCCTTAGATAACTCTCTAATAGTAGCCTTGTGAGCCTTTGACTGCTCGTCCATAGCTGCAATAGTCGTCTTAAACTCCTCGCCGCCTACCTTTCCGTCCTCGAAGTCTTTTTTTAATTGCTTCTGTGCCGCTGAAAGGTCTGCAAGTTTTTCTTTGTATTGCATGATGCCATAGATAGCATCTTCATACTTTACCTTGATACCCAGTATCTGTTCCTCATCTGTCCTTGTCATAGTCTTTTCTCCTTTATTCAAACGTTAATTGTAGCATCGTAACCTCTGCTGTGTCGCTATTTGTTGCCCTTATCTCGGTGGCTGCGAAATACGCTCCATACTGCGCAAGATATATAGGTCGTGTTTCGTCAAACCTCAATATCTCCAAGTCTCGCATCTTCACTTTCTCCTTGATCATCTTCGGCTGCTGTAATGTGCGTATCATATCACGATACTTATCATCCAGTATGTCCTGCATATTAATATCAAAGAAAGCGACAGCGAAACCATTACCATCCTCACGTAACCGCAATATCCTATCCTTACAAGCACTATAAGGCGGCTCTTTCGTCTTTGTGATTTCGTCCTTATCCTCGCCTCTGTTCCCAGTGAATGGCGAACCATCACCGCTTTTCTTTGCCTTTTCAATCTTGTACATAGGCACGGTGTTTCCATCAGTGGCTGCAAAAGGAAACTCATACATCACCTTCTCGATATCGAGTGTCTCATTATCGATTCGCAAATCACCATCATAATGACCTTTCACCGTGTCATCTTCCTTCCACTTGTATCGGTTATGTTGTCCGTAGTCCTCAACCTTATAGTTAAGCTCTGAGGGCTTATTCTCACTTGTAGGTGCTATTATCTTGCTCGTCCAATCGACAGCCTCATCCCTACGCTTCCATATCGTTGAGAGTGGCACAAGTCTAACGATACCATCTTCTGTTATCTGCAATGGGAAAGAGCCGGTGATAGCGGTTAGGAACTTCACAAAGTCAATAACCTTTATCTTTGGAAGATTATAAGCGATAGGAAAGTAACCACCATCAGGGACATTCTCACCTTTAGATAGTGTCGCCTTAATCGTTCCGCCTATAACCTGCATATTAGGAAAGTGTGTTACGTCTATCCATTCAAAAGTAATGGTACTTCCTTTCACAACCTCAATCTTTCCATATCCGCTATTGGTGAATCGACACACACCTCTGTAACCTCGTGGCACGGTGACGGAGAACGGCTCTCTTTCGTTCCCCATGTCGTATGTTTCGTGTTCTGCTCCCTTTGTTATCGTCATTCGCAACATGCAGCCCTTTTTGAAGTTAAACCGCTCTGTGTCTCCTCCGATACCACCACTACGTCCGACAGGCTTAACCTTGCCACCAAGTTCAAAAGACCATTCAGTCTTTATGTCGAAGATTAACGTAGCATCCGTAGTCACAGCGATAGATGTAACTTTGTTTCCTCTCTGACCACTTAATACGCTACTCTCGTCTGTCACATTAAACGACATCTGTCCTGACTGCATAGACATAGGCTCAAACGTTGCTCTGAATACACCTTCTGAGGTTAAATCGTTAGATTTTCGATTGATAAGTGGTAAAACAAGAGTACTGATATACTCTTTCGCTTCCTCGTGAAACTGAAAGTCTATACCCGTCTGTGACTTGACGAGAGATAGCACATATGGAACACGTACTACAGGGTGAAGGTAAGGCACGCCTTTTTTATCTGAAGAATATTCCCCCTTAAATCGCATCGCATATTCAAACCATGTTTCCTTTTGTCTCTCCCTATTGTTACCTGGCGATATCATGCCCGAGTCAGTGCGCCATGTCATATCTTCCTCGTCCTCGTATCTCCACACGTTATAACCTGCGTAGAAGTACGGCTTTTCTTTTACATCCTCGAACCGATTAACCTCATTAGCAAGATTGTAAAGTATCTTATCGTTGCTCTTAAGGTCGTTTAGTGCCGTTCCTTTACTGATTAGGCTGCTGAATTGAGAGAACAACCCCCACACGATGGATACCTCTATGGCTTCATCTGTGACTTGTAACACGCTAACACGTCCATCCTTGATTAACTCCACACCATTGCGGAAATAGCGTGCCTTATGCAATCTATAAGCGTAGATGCTTGTGTTCTGCACTAAGTCAACGTGCAGTAGTATCTTCTGATTGCGCACGGTCTTAGGTAACTTTACCGTGTATGTGCTATTAGATACAATCTTAGACACATCACGGAACAGATTACTTTTAATTGACATCGTGATTTGCGTACTATTGTCAATATCTACCAGCTCACCGTCGATATATAATCTTTCGTTCTTCATCGCTTATAACTTTTGTATCTCAACCTCTGGAAGGGCAATAGTACATATAAAGTCTTGCAGGGGTGCGCCACCCTTCGTATATGACGCTGCAACAACATTTACCGATACCCACTTAGGCACACCGCCCTCATAGCCTGCAAACATATCCACGATAGGGCTTGTCGTGACATCAAATAGCATATCCCACGTTTCGCTATCCACCAGCGGCGCACAGATAGGCAGGCTATCCTCACGCTTCATTGACTGCATACGACCCGCACCGCCCTCATATCCGTATGTCATATCATAAGAGAGTAGGTTATTGCGCAAGAAAGCACTATCGCTTGACACCTTTCTGCTTTGCTCGCCTGCCTTAAACAGATAATAGCAATAGAAGCCATGTCTGTTTATCCACCGCAAGTAATAACCCTCATCATAGCCGTCTACAATATCAATACGCACCTTGTCTGTTTTCTTTCCATCACCTACATATTGGAAACGGAAGGTTAAATCAAATGTTCTGTCAAAGTTAACCTCTCGCAGTCCGCCCGTGCTGTCACTGATTAGGTAGAAGTCCTTAGCTGTGTGTTCGCTATCTTTCAGTGGAATGTTCCAAACGCCCTGGTCTGATAGGCTGATAAACTTCTCTGGCGCACCATCCTTACCGAATAAAACAGAACTGCCACCAGCAGCATATACTCCGAACGTGAACGGATAGCCTCTAAACCATTTTAGCCTGCGATAGGCGTTATATCTCTCTACACCGCCTATCTTCAACGCACCCCAGACATAGAACACAGAGAAAGAGAAGGTAACATCATCACTACCACTCACAGACACCACAACCTCAAAGGATACCTTCTTTCCCATCTCTGTTCGTTCTGCTTCCTCGTAGTTAACCTTTCCAAAAGGGACGGAATCGAAAAAAGTATGTATGTACTCCCTTACGTCACCGTATATCTTTCCACGGAAGGCATCGAACATAACCACATCCGATCCACTACCGCTTGCATCCATTCTAATGATTGCCTTTGTCACCTTATCACCGTCTATCTTCACGATACACGGATTAAAGGCAAAGCCTATCTCATCAGGATAGCTTAGCGTTATATTACTCTTACTCTCTGTTCTCATACCTCAATATTGTTTAGCTTAATACTCTTAACCTCTGTTCTCAGCAGTTCCACGATACGCATCAGTATTCTCTCTCTTGTTGCTGGGATAACATTTGAATAGATGTCATCTCGTCCGCCCTTACGGAAAAGGCTTGTGCCTTCTCTCTCAATTTTCCGTGCTATCAAGAAAGCCAGTGACAACTCGCCACGCTCCTCTGCTGTGTACTTGTGCGGTCTATCTGTCTTGTACGGCATAGGTCGTGCCTTGATGCCCTTGTCTTGCATCCATTGACGAATGATAGAGCGGAAGTTTGCAGGGACTTTCCCCGCTTGTCTACCAGTTTCAAGTGTTCCAAAAGGCGAACGTCCCCAAAGGCTTCCTTCCGTTTCGTTAACCTCAACTCTTAGGCTTGCAGCTGTCCTACCGCTTGCACGCTGACCAGCTGCAAAGTGGTTCTTGATGATTGCCTGCTTAAGGTTTTCAAGCTCCTCACGTAAAACAATACTTGCAGCATCTTGTATCATACACAGCCTCCCTGCAATTCCTTAACCGTCAACTCTACCGATACACCTGTTATATATGCGCTCGCCTGCTCTAAGATAGTAGTATAGCGCACCTTTCCTCCGATAGGTTCAAAGAAATGACTTGCGTTCATCTCAGAGAGGAAACGAGCAGCTACGCCCTTCATCTTTGTGTACACCTTCTCATTATCGCTACCATTAGCGTCACGCTGTACCTTGTCAACAAAAGCGAGTATGATGTCCTCGCTATCCTTAACCTTTCCTCTCGTCATATCCAGATAGCCACCTACAGGCAATATGCAGATTATTGCTGGTAAGTCCACTCTGTCGACTACCTCAGCAGCACCATTCCAATCCTCGAAGACGTACGAGTAACCCTCGAACTTCTCCGCTGCTATCTCTCTAATCTTATCTTCTATGCTCATCGTTATATACTTCTGATAAACGTTTTTCAAACTCTTGCTTCTGATTATCCATACTCAGACACTGATACACTCGCATCCATGGCACACGCATAACCTCCTCGTGGTCTGTGATACCCATACGTAAGGCGTACCAATCAATCATACCGAAGATACCGAACTGTAGCTTGTTTATTCCTGCTCTTATCTCTTTGTCTGTCGGTTTGCGCTTTGCTTTATCGAATAGTGCATTTATCTTCTCAATACGACCGTACACCCAGCCAACAAAGGAAACAACCTCCGTAGCCTTACACACGTTCACAACTTCTGGATTCATGCTTAGAAGTACCTCGCAGACCTTGTAAAACATTTCTCCGTCTGTCTGTAGCGTGGATAGCTGCACCATCTGTCCGATAGTCATATCGTCAAGATTACAAGGCGTGTCGATGCCGCCCACCTTCTGCGGTCTTGACATCTTACTTAGTCTTAACCTCTCCGTGTCTTTGCTGAATGCTGATAATATTAACCAGCTGCCAAATGTTATATTTTTCTTCATATTACCCAAGTGTATTATAATGCGCCCTTGCTGTACCGCTGCGCCTTACGTTAAGCCTCATCAAGGCAAAGTAACGTGTCGCATCGATAGCATGATTGAAACAATCGATAGGCGTGTTTGTCTTCTTGCCGTCTCGGTCCTCTTTCCACTTATAGCTTTGTAATTCCTCGATTAGTCCAGATGAACGCCTTGTAACGTTCCATCTATAGCGGTGGAGGATGTCAATACCTACGCTGATACTATCCTTTCCCTTAGCGGTAGGGACAACCCATAACCCAGCGTTTCGAAGTTCGGCTATACTCTTCGGCTCTGCACTATCAGCGATTATCTGGTCTGCTTTAGTTAACCCTGCTTCCTTTGCCTTCTCTGCTATCATAGGGTTCGTTAACCCAGTTTCGTAAATTACTCCATCCGTCCACAACTCACCGTGCGCAATAATACAATGTACCAAAGCCGTTGGGTCATTCGTGAAACCAAAGTCCAACCCGTAACCCTGCATCTTCCAACTCTCACGCTCTGGCAGCCTGTCAACGATACGAAAGTTAGGAAAGATAACCCCTGATAACTTACCAGTCAAGCCACGTGCATATACCTTCCATAGCTCTTTATCTTCTATACTCTCGATGCGCTCGTGCTCCTCCTTAGTCAAGAATGGGTTGCCTCTGTGGTCTGAGATAATCATCTTCACACCTTCACGCCCTTTCACTTCGTTATGCGCCCAGAACCTCTCCGAAGGGTTATAGTCTATCCATATCTTCTTACGTGTACGAATAGCCAACTGCCAGTATATCTCATAGCCTATACCATTCGCCTCGTTAACGAATAGATAGTCACGCTTACCGTTCTTTGCGTCTTGCTCGTCCTTGTAACTCTTAAATTCTATTACAGAACCATTCCTACACTGCAAGTAATGTCCGCTCTCGTGCATATCAAAGTAACCAGCCAGCCAGTCCGAACCAGCTAATATCGTCTTTGCATCACGAAGTGCACCTACCTTCAAGTTCGGTAAGTCTTGACCTACTACCGTCGTTATACTACCAGCCTCCAGCAATGCCACATAAAGAAGTACCTGCATAATCGTGTATGTCTTTCCAGAAGACGTGCCCCCCTGATTAATATACACTCTTGCTGTCTTTTCTGTGTTCGCTCGAAATAACGGTCCTATAACCTTAAACGGCATTATCATACATCGACCTCGCTTTCATCACTTACAGGGTTAATATCCGTTTCGATAAAACCTATCTCAATATGATTATCCATTGAACCAGTTAGCTTTGTTTCATCTACAGGCTTCTCGCCCCTTATATCTCTAATAGCATTGAAGGCAAATACATCGCCCTTAATAGCTTTCTGGAATAAGCCTACTACGATAGCCATATCATTAGTACGCATTTCATTCTCCGATACTCCAAGTTCCTTCATTACCCTTCGTACCTTCTCTGGGGCTGGCAATTCTCCGAAAGCCTCAACCAACTGCCGTAGCTTCTTTTTCTCTCTTCTTGCCTTCACAGAAGCCTTGCCCCCTTTCCTTCCTATCTCTCGTGCTTCCTCCGTGGTTAGCCTACCTTTTCTTTTTTCGAATTCCTCATTCATACAAACACCTCATCCCTTTCCTCTTTTCTATGTTCTGTCCAATAATTAGACCCAGAAAGCCTACATGGCGTTTCACACGTTTTCATGTCAACACTATACATAGCTTTCTTTTCTAAAATATCAGTATCAAGTACACTTCCTATTATTTCCTTTGGTCTGTGGCAGCAATATGGCACATCGCCGTCTACATTTAAGCATAGCACTGACCACCCAGACACGCATGTATTAGGGCGATATTCAAGATAATTAAACTTATATGAAATATTTACTCTTGTATCGTTTACCCTTTCTCCAAGCCATCCTTTAACTTCTTCTGCTGTTACTTTACTCTCTTTCCCTTCGTAAGGTCTAAAGTAAATGTAATCTACATCCAAATTCTTTATGGTCTCGTAGAATGATATTACGTTTTCTTTATCCATGCACACGCATTGTACTCCTACCTTTGTATCGATACTTTCCTTGCGTCTGTAGTCGCAATACTCTTCTATGTTCTTTAATGTCCTTTTTAGTCCGTCCACTCCTCTAAGTTCCTTGTACTTCTCACTATCTCCAGTGTCTACGGAAATCTTCATAAATACTGGGTGACATTTGCGTAATACCTGCATATTGGTATTAATACCGTATGGTATACCTTTCCCCTCCAGATAGTCAGTAATCTTCTTGAAGTCTGGGTTTATAGTCGGTTCTCCTCCACCTGTCAATATAAATGATTGTACACCCAACTCTGTTAGACGTTCTGAGTACTTAACAAAGTCTTCAAACTTCATGTACTTACCTGTCTTATGTGCATATCTACAATACGCACATTTTTCATTGCAATAATCAGTAAGGAATATGTCTGCCGTAATAGGTCTCTTTACGCCATTAACCCTTTCTATATATCCTTGTAATTTCGACTCTCTTATCATAGTTAATCATTTTTTCCATTTTTCCTGTAATATCTTCGGTGCCGTATGCTCCCATATTACGTTATGATGTATTCTCTTGTGTCGGCTATTAAGCATCGCTACAACCACCCCTGAAGGATATACGACAACAGATGTAAAGCTCTTTATATACGTACCAGTATCTCTATATACTTCGGTCATTCCTCCAGCTGTGGACTGGCTGCTCTTCTGCTGTATATCACAATGTAATATACAGCAGAAGA